GTGAATAGCGGCAAGCCAAATAACTACGCAAAGTTCTTAGCACTTTTAGCAAAGAAAGCCGAGACATTGAGTGAAAGTGATATTGAAAATGTATTGCAAGGGAATTCTAATTTAAAGATTACAGTACTCTCTTGTAAAGTTAAGTCTAATAAACCTCTTCAACAACTAGCTGAAGTGGATGTAGATAGAATCATTCATATATTATCTACTACCGAAGACCGAACTGTTGCCCTCGACTCTTTACAAACATTGAACAAAAAAGGCTTAGAATTAGTCGCAAAGAATCTAGATATAGCAATGCAACGCTCAGCCAAAGTCGATGAGATACGGAGTAAAATCATCGAAGCTACGGTAGGTGCTAAACTGAGATCATCTGCAATTCAAGGGACAAGCAGTATTAATAAAGCATAAACCTACAACTTGTTAAGAAAGTAATATAACTTTTGTTGTGTTACTTTCTTACTACTTCACCTTATAACCTCCCGCAGAGCTGCCACCTGTCACTTCCACTTGAGCATTCTGTGTGATCTCATCAACTACAGCATTCGCGATAGCTTCGGCCATCATGCCTGCCATGGCGAACTCACCATCGAGCACGAAGCCTTTGGCTTTCAGTTCCGTTTCTATCTTTTGCTTTAATGATGCTTTGCTTATTGCCATTATTACTTACCTGCATAAACGGTTTTGGATACATCGACATGCGGTTTCCCCATAAACGGGCAAATGCTCGCGCCAGTGCACACCCCCTTTCCGCCATTGAACTTGATGGTGTCGGCGTCTTCGGTGATATTTTTAGCTTTGATGGTTCTATTGCCTTTGACGGTTTCGGTGTGATTACCATCAATTTCAGCGATTCGATTTTCTAGTACTTTGATTTGTTGAGTAAGGCATTCAAGCTTGTCGGCTTGGTCTGTCTTACGTTCAAAGTTGCCTTTCTGGTCGACTAATTGATAAACGCCTTTGCGCTGTTGGTATCGGCTTTCACCTTCTTTGATGCCTGGTAACTTAAAGCCAAGTGGCAGCACGCAACGAATAAAGGGCTTATCCGGTTGGCCAAACATAAAGCCGAGTTCAACAATACTGCCGAGTGCCGGCGGCTCTAAACGACCAGCATGATCACCCAGACCAGGAACAGGAAGCGGTACCGCCTGCAATGGTGATTTATCTTCATACTCCATGCCTTTTTCATCAAGCAGCTGAACATCCACCGCGTAGTGAGGGTAAAAGCGATCGGATAAATCGCCCTCTTCAGGTAGCTCAGGGAGCGCAACCACCTTTCCCCAGCGGGGTAAGTGCCATCTCCCTGTGAACTCAGGGAACAACCTAAAGATGATGCGCTTGATGGTATTCACATCCATGTTAGCTTTGCCTCCGTTGCTTCAAACTCAACACCTATTAATCGAAGTCCATTCACCACAACACCTGGCTTGAGCTTTGGAATAGCCGGTATCTTTACCGATTTGCTGGCCGTGTGGTTAGTCATGAGTGCATTGGGCAAAGTGATGGACTTGTCTGCCCAAAATGAATCGGCCCAGCTACCGACATATACTTGGCCGTTACCCTGCTGCTGCCAGAACAGGTCATCGATGCTGAATGCCTGTGCTAGCTCATCGATGACTCGATACCCATTACCATCGCTATAGAAACAAGAAATGGCCGTTTTGCTGTACGCCTTTTCGGGTACCACGAATTGAAGCCCCGTTTTATTGGTGACCTCACTCAGCAGCTGCATAAGGGTTGGGTGACGCAAGATAACATTGAGCGGTTTATAGAGAATGGCCGCGAGCTCACGGCAAAATACTTTCGACCACCCTTTTTCAGCAGGTTGAACGCGTTCGATGTAACCCAAGAAGACTCGCGTAATATCATCGCCCCAGCCTAAGTCGATAGCGATAAGCGTGTTTGGTTCTGGGTTCCCTTCAACCGAAAGCTCGCAACGACCAGGCGTGTTTTCACTAAAGACGATGCGATGGCTTTTCACCTTGGTTTTATCTTTACCTAGGTAAGCGCGACAAAGAAACTTATTGTTGGTTGTCATTAGTCACACCCTCGTTTAAGCCAGCGCATTATCCACGCTTTTCAGTACCTTCATGACGCCCGTTAATTCCACTTGCGTGCCTGGCGGTACATCGTCGGTGTGTCCTGTTTCAACCGGTGTATTAACACCCTGCACTTTTTGCTGCGCTGCAGGTTTATCCGGTTGGCGCTGTTCGACTCGCTCAGGCACCGATAGGTGTTCGACCAGCTCAAACGAGACACTCCATTGGCGATGAGACTCTTGCTCATCTGCGCGCACTACCCCTTGGAATTTCACCTGGCGAATTTTCAACGCCTCGGCTGTTTTGTTACTGATACGATAGATTTGGCGCGCGTCGCTTTCTTGCGCTTCGGCCATACTGAACAAGTTAGTCAGCAACTGATTTTTGGTAAAAGGGATCACGCCTTTCACCGTCAGTATTTTACCCTTGCTGCCTGTTTCCGCTTGGTCGGTCGCCGAGGTTTGACCGGACATATCTTGTCCGGCCAATTGCTGACGAACGCTAATACGTAGGTTCTTTAGTGGGAGCTGAGCGCCGTTAAGAATGAGCATCACGTACTTCTATGGTTGGATTTCATACAGTTCGTGCACCTTAGGATGTTCTGAGTTAGCCCATGTACGACACGCATCAATGAACGTATGCATTTGTAGCTTTTTCTCATCCGTTCCCGTTCGCTCTAAAGTCAATTGCTTACCAATTGAATAATTGGAAATTATGTGCTTTTCACATCGCTCATTCACCTCAGCTAAGCTGATGATGTCATTCGAATAATCTAGCAATTCAGTTTCCATTGTTAACTCCCTGGTTTCGTGTCAAAAGGTGACTCGCCGTAAAGTGAAGGGAAATAGCCCCACTTAGGGTTCTCTCGTTCAAGAGAGACTTGGCCTGATACTGCTCCAGCCCAAAGAAACAGAACTTCTCCTGAAGAAGAATAGACATAAGGGTGTGAGTGGATATACGCACCAGGTAAAGGGCGATATCGGGTACCACAGCAGCCCCACTCATCATTTACACCGTTTAACCAGTGGCTGCGAATATCACCAGAAAGTAGCTTCGCATAACAACCTGATGTAACGCATGTTGACCCAGACATTTTAGGGCTGGGGAATATTGTATAACTGCTGTGATTTTTCGGATCATAGCCACTCCAAACCATTTTCATAACTCGAATAGCAGGGTTAAAGTGCTTGACACCTGAGCGCCCCATAGCCTTCAAGATTTCTTGTTCTTCAGCGTCTCGATCTGCCCAATCAACACCCGAAACAATCGTTCGATAAAGTGATACTCGAATATCAAAACCTGAGTTTTTAGCAAAGAAATCTAGATTATCTCCCGTCAAGTTTCCATATTGATTTCTCGATTGGCGCGTGATGCCGTACTCCCCTCTAGCACCGGCAACATAGCTATCAATCTTGGCTTTGGCTTGAGCAACTTCATTATCGATTTTGCCCATTTTCTGGTTAACCTCAGAGGTCACCGCTTTGCTCGCTTCCGTTTGCTGCAAAGAAGCACTAATCGCTTGTTGTAAAAGCGAGTCTGTATTACTCATCTTCTTTCTCCATGACTCTTAGTTTGTCATTCAGCTTCATGAGTTCATGCTCTTGCTGAACATTCTGTTTCTGGCTTTGTAACAATCCCGTGGTTAAGGAAATGTCCATATCTAAACGCTCTTGCGTTGATTTCTCATGTTCGCGATGATGTTGAACCTGAAGAACGTCATGCTGCACTTGATGATTCTGGTCTTGTTGCTCAAGCCCTTTAATTCGATCTTCTAGAAAGCGATTTTTATCGTGCAGATACATGCTTTCATGACTCTGAAGAATGATGTTTTTCTGCGCGAGAAATAGACCTGTACTCAACTGCGCAATCAGAGCGTCCATGTCATCGAGTTTGGCTTCGTAGTTAAACTGCCACGTCTCTGGCGTCACCGTAATTTGGGTGATGGCCTGAGCGCCGGAGAACTTCAGCAAGAAGTTACGCGTTAAGTTGTTGCCTTCTTCACTGGTGCGTTCGTTGTTCTTACGCTTCGATTGCACCACCATGTGATTGGCTGATATCAACACCCCTTCTTCGCTGACCAGTCCGAGCCAGTTGAATTGAAAGTTGCCCACCGTGTTATCTAAAATCAGCGAATAGACGACTTCATTGCCATTCACACAAGCGCTACGCGTCGGTGCACTGCGAAACACAATCTGACCACTCGCTGGAAGCGATTGGTCTCTTCGTGGCGGTATCAGTGGATCTAAGTTAGGCACATGCGCCAACACAAACTCACGGATCACCAAAGGTTGTTTTGCTTGTTGTTTTCGAGCAATCAGCTGCTCGCCTGCAATGGTAATGACTGCCATAACCTATCCTATTGATGCGCTGTACGTTTCATGGGTGTGACTGAACTCGGTAACCGAAATATGAGGATAAGCCGCCGTTGTCACATCAAAGCTGTATCGACGGCAGGTTCTGCCATATTGGCGAACCAAGGCATCCATCAAGCCAGGGACTTCATTCAAATCGCTGTCTCGCACTTTCACGCTCACCACGTCCCAAGGGTAATAGTTCAAACGCTCATCGATTTCGATATGGGGATAACCCAGCTGTTCGAACATGGTTTCCCACCCCACCTCTGAGCCGCCACCGGTTGCAAAGGCGTAAGCAAAATTCACTCGAATGCGATAGATATGTTCGGGCTCCTTGGGCAGACGTTCGATGTCACGTTGCCAAGCCATCAAATCAACAAATTCGATAGGGGCGACCATCGGGTCTAACTGCCTAAGCGGCCACTCCAATACGTCTTGAACTCGAGACCAATAGCCAAGCAAAGCTTGTCCTAGTTTGTAGATTTCGCCCTTACCCATCCAATGCTTGAGCGTAAAGCTAGGCCGTTTCAATACTGACCTCCAAATGGCCCATTCTTGGTACTTCCATGCCATTGGTTAGGTCTGCATTTTCAAATTCAATCGATTCTAATACGGAGAATTCACCGTGCAGCTCTTGGGCTAATCTCGAAAAACTAAACCGCGAAGAAGGCTTGGTTTTCGTGACGTTATAATCGGTGTTCTGCCTAAAGGCCGAACCAATAAAAAGGGCAATATTAGTTTCAAGCTGCGCGCTCTCTTCTATCGACAGTATTCGCCCTATCCACACTCGACACTTCACTGTGATGGTATTGCCTGGCATGGCATACACTCTTAAATCATCGCCATGGCCGTGATTCCCTTCGTGGTTAATGTGCGTGTTTAAATCCGCCAGCATTTGAGGCGATGGCTCCCCAGAATCCAATAGAATAAACGCATTCGCCGAACCTGGACCTCGGGGCGCGTTGTGCTTGAAGTAGACATTTTCACTGTTGATACCAGCGCGCAACATCAGCAATGAACGGTAAGCTGCATCAATGTGCCATTTCGCCACCCCACTAAATTGATTACGAATGCGCACCCTCAATTGGTCGTCACTCTCTTCATCGGCGCCCGCTTTGATTAACCAATCGGCGGTATTCACCGCACGGCTAATACCTGGAACCGCCGTGGTTAGAACATGGAAGTACCCTTCGCCTAGATTAAAGGCCGCGCCTTCATGCTCGGCCTCTACCTTGCCAATCGTTGACGCTTCATGCTCTTGCAGTGTCGTGTCCTGGCTTAATATCACTCGGTAAACTGTGCCGTTAATGGGGTCAGTTTGTATTACCGTGCCTTTGGGTACGACAATGGCCGGCCCTTGCTTCGCAGCTCGGTGTATCACCACTTGCCCCGCCGCTTTGGTCGATGGCTTTCGCTTCACGTTGAATTGCCACGCCCATAAATCGAGCCATTTGTCTTTTGCTGTCGCCACGAACATATTGGGCAACACGTACCCAACCAGAAATCGGTTAACCAGCCACACCGTTGGACCAATCACCATGGTTTCAATTAAGCGCCAAAATGGAGAATACTGAGAATCGTTGGCGATGGTGCTGCCTTGCTTTCGAGCTTCCTCTTTGAGTGTCGCTTTCCACTCTGAGGCTTCGAGCGGTAACCCCGCCTTTTCAGCGAGCTCGGTAAAGTTCGGTTTCGGGATATCAGTCAAAATTCACCTCTGTGCTTACGCTGCCAAAGCGCACCGTTTCTGCAAAAATATAAATTTGCCCATCGTTCACTTCTTCGATGCGAACCGTACCAGGCACCAGACGAACGTCTTCTTCGACCAGAAGTTCGAGTTGCGTGCGCGCGTCCGCTTTTTTCGCGGGACTACGTTCTGCTATCAAATGGATCGCGACATTACTTTCAATAATCGCGTGTTTAATGTCTTGAGCAATCACCGCACGATCATGAATCAGCACCGGGTTACGGCCTGCATCGAGGACCACGTCACCGTTTTCAATGAGAATGTCTTGATATAGGTACTCCGCCATTAGCCTGCTGCCATTTCTAGTTCGCTCGCCATGTCTTGTGGGCTGCTCATGTAAGTGGGATAAATCGCAACACCACCGTAATTGGTCGAACTCGTTTGGTAACTCGCAATACTCTTGGCCGCGCCACCTGGCTGGACTTGAGTTTGAGGCGCTGCGCTTTGCACTGACTTGGATTTCACTTCTAAATCATCACTTTCATTGCCAAAGCCTGGTAACCAATCAACAAGCCCTTTCAGGTTTTCCCAAATACCCGCCAACTTATCCGTAAACCAACTAAAGACACTGCCAAAGACATATCGCATCGAGTCGGCCATTTCTCCAATGAAGGCAAAGCCACTGGTATCAGTAAAACCACTCATTACCCATTGCCAACCTGCAGACAGGAATTGAAACAGCGTTTGAAATGGCAACGTCAGCAGCTCTAACGCCCCTGAAATTACGGTAAACCACCCAGTATCTGCCATTTCTACTTTCAGCATCTGCCAACCGAAGACCAAGCTTTTAAATCCGTTGCTTAACGAATCCACCATCTGACCAATAAACGTAAAACCACTGGTATCGGTAAAGCCACTTATCACCCATTGCCAACCGGCTTTGATAAACTCAAATAGGGTTTTAAATGGCAGCGTAATTAGCGCGATTGCGCCCTCTAGCACTTGAAACCAAGTCGTATCACCAAACGACGCTTTGAGGTCATCCCAGTAATAAATCAGAGCCCCAACCGCTGCAATGGCGGCCACAACACCGGCAGCAATAAAGAAAATAGGGTTAGCCAGTAACGCCACCGATAGTTTCAGGAATGCCCACGTAGCGCCCATCACCCCTTTGGATAATCCCCACATCGCCACCGTGACGGTTTTGGTCACGCCTACACCTAAAGTCATCGTTGCCCAAGCCACTTTCAAAGCGCCAGATATCATGGTCAACAGGCCACCTGCAGCCACCAAGCCCAAAAGAGCTACGCCAGCAAAGCCAATGTATTTGGTGAGATTTGGGAACATCTGTGTCCATTCGATGATTTCCATCGCGCCATCAGACAAACTTGAAACCACAGGTAAAAGCGCGGGCAACAATGCTGCGCCAAAGGCCGTTCGCACCGCAAACACGCCTTGCTCTAGCCGTTCCCATTGGTCGGTCATGGCGCCAGCCATTTGTTCGGCGACATCCAACCCCTTAACTTGGCCAAGTTCAGAAATGGAGTTGGCAAGACCATCCGTGTTTTGCATCAATAGCTGGATCATGGCCGAGGCTTCTTTGGTACCAAACGCTTTGCTCAGTTCTGCCGCTTCTGCCACCGAAATCGTTTCGCCGTAACGGCCTTTTATTTGGTTAAGAATGTCGACAATAGGCAGCATCTGCCCTTGAGCATTCGTGAACTGCATGTTCAATGCTTCTTGAGCTTTTGCGGTCCCCGCCAAGAACGAGCGGTACTTTGTGCCCGCTTCGCTGCCACTCATCGTGGCTTGCAACGTACCCAGAATCGCCATTTGCTCGGTCATGCCGACACCAACAGAGGTCGCCGCGGCTCCAACCGAAGTAAACGCAGAAGACATACCAGCGCCAGTCGTTTTGAACATCTGCACAGCTCTGGCCGTTTGACCGCCTAGCGTGTTCACCCAATCCGCTTTGCCCATTTCATTGGCCGAGTTTTGAAAAATGCCATACATGGTCCCAACGTAATTGGTGATGGTTCCAGTATCCGCTTTCGTTGCAGCCGCGAGCACACCCGACGCTCTCGTAAACTCAGACAGCTCATTACCTCCTAATCCAGCAATCGCGGATTGGATATCATAAGAAGCGGCCACAAACTCCGTCGCTGACTTGCCATAATCCACAGAGAATTTCATTGCCGTTTGAGCAAGGGTTTTGAGTTGGTCATCAGCAACGCCGAGTGATTTGACTTCACCGAGCTTTCTATCCATTTCAATGGCTGGCATTAACGCTTGTTGCAGAGCAAAACCTGCGCCTACCATGCCAGCTGCGCCCGAAACCATAGTTTGAGTACCTTGCTTGTAGGTATTCGTGACATCGGATATTTGGCGCTGAATGTTGCCCAGAGGTTTTGATATCTGGTCAATCAATCCAACTTGGAATCTGAGCGCTTCAGGTAACATCAACCACTCTCTTTATGCTGATTAGAGTTAGGCGCCAAAGGCTTTGGCCACCCCACTTGCGGTAACGGCTTGCATGTTTTCCCAATGGTTCTTCTCTAACCAAATCGCATAGGCAAGATTTTGGTCAGTATCAGGGGCATCGGGTAGCCACTTACGCCGCCACGCATACATCTTTTGCCTGTCACTGCCATCAATGGCCGCGACAAGCGCATCTATTTTTTTACGGAGATAACAAGCTTCGGCGTGTACTCTTTAAGAACCGCACCATAAATCTGCATTGCCGCACCTGCGTTCTCATTAGTCATCTCACGCAGTGCGTCTTTTGAACCTTCACTCACACAGCTCATCAAAAAGTTGTGTGCTGCCGCGCTTGCATCACCCGAAAGGATGGTATTTTGCGCTTCGTCGTATTCCGCCGGTGTTGGGTTGAATTCAAGGTCGGTTGTACCAACGGTTAAAACAATGGATTTTGTCATGCTGCTTCTCGCTTCAATGATTCATAAATTCGGGTGAGTCCGGTTTCAAGTTGACGCTCAAGTCGCTCAAAACCATCCTTCACTTCTTCTTTGGTGGCGTAGCTCTCCGCCACATGGGTTTTATAATCAGCAAGCTCTTTCGAAAGAGAAAACAGCTTGCTAATCAATGCACCGATCAACATCACCAACAAGGTGGCAAGGGCGACCAGCGCAGATAACCAAGTCGGGTCCATCTAGCCCCCTTTTACCGCCTGCTTGAGTCCACCAATTAAGCTAAGCGGCTTTTGCCCCGCAGTGATTTGCTTATCTACGGAACGTTTGTGGATGTTCACACCAAGTACAGCCAGAGCAACAGAAATCAATGGTGTCAGCGCGACAATGGCATTGACGACATTGGCCGCTTCTTTTGGCTCAATAATCATCACAACAAACAGTCCAAAGAACATCAGCGCCCAACTCAAACACAAGGTGTAACCCCAAGTAGGACGCCAACGCCTGACAAATGGATCATGGCTCGCCATTTCGACTTTCATTGTTGAGGCTTGTTGGGCTATGGCAAGCTTGCGTTCTTCACTTTCCAGTTCAGCATGTTGAAAGGCAAATTCACGAAGCTTTACCCGTTCATCAGACTCTAGTTGTTTAATTTTCAATAACGCTTCTGGGTTATTGATAAGTGCCTGTTCAATGGCTTTCGGGCTGCTGTCCACTCCAAGTGCACTGGCGACCATTCCTGCAACCGCGCCCCCTGCAGGGCCACCGATAACAGTGCCAATAAGTGGCGCTGCGCTACCAAGTAGTGATTTAATTTTGTCCCACATGATTTAATCCTTAACGATAGTGAGTTTGGCTGGTTTACCGTTCAGCTCTGCCATCAACACTTTGAAAGCGTGACTAGAATTGACAACGGCCCATTCATTTCCGACGAAACCAAAATCGACACCGGGTGCTAAACACCCCTGCAGATCACTCGGTTTATTGGCCTTGTGGATCAGCACATGAGTTCGAAGGCTTGGCCCGCTGCGAGTGACGCCTAACATTGGCTCTTCTATTGCGTAACAGTGGCCAAAGCGTGGCGATTGATGCGGCAAAAGGTCGTAAGTGCCTTCAACAATGCAAGATTCACTTGGCTTGTTGTTGAGCATTGGTCGTTCAACCATGCAACAAACTTTGGAACCATCAGGCCGATAGAGGTACGAATAGGTGCCATGCTCAAAGTAACGGCGTTTCATCAAATAGTGTTTCATCGTTTCATTCGCTCCAATTCGCTTTGGCATTGAGTGCAGTATTGGCACCCTGATATGTGTTGGCGGCGAGCTTCTGGTATTGGGTCGCCGCACTCACCGCATTCCTGTGCGCTTTCCCTCTGGTTAACGTGCTTAGCCCTTGCCAATTGGTTGGTAAGCGCCACTTCCGTGAATTGGGTTTCAAAGCCACTGGCTTGGTCAATAACATCAGACATTTCAATCCCTACTTACTCAGTAAACGTTACTGAACCAAATCTTCGGTTTCATCTGGGCGCAAATATGGAACGCCATTGATTTTCACAAAGTCTGGACTGGTCACTTCAAACGGCAACTTATGAACTAATGCACTGCCACCATTGGAATCCGCATCGAGTAAGTCAGAGATTTTCAGACGACAACCAAAGGCTTCAATCTTCAATTCGTCTTTATCAATTTTGCCGTAGAACAAGGCATCAAAGTCCGGCATACCGCGCCAAGAGCCGGCGCTTTTGGCGGCTTTGCCTAATCGGTTAAATTGCTGCGTGGTCAGTTCCATTTCACCACTTGCGGCCACATCACCATCGACATAGCCGTCAGGCACACCATTGGTTTTGTTCACGGCAGAATTGTCTTCAATCGACAGCGTGACCTTTTGCGCGGTGAGCTTGTAATCACCCATTGAAAAGTGCATGTTCTTGCCAGAAATACGCATGCTCATTGTTAAGCCTCCGCGTCTGCAGGGTTAGAGAGATCAAGCCCAATGTTCACAACAATGTGTTTCGGGCAGTTGTGTGGCGTGACCATCAAACCAATCACGACTTTTGTTTTGCTTTGCCATGTGATGGTGACGTCTTGATCGCTTGGTGGCATGATTTCACCAGGGAACGGAATGCCACCAATCTCCGTGGTCTTCGACATATCGCGCATGTCTTTGCTGAAGTAAGTGCGGTTAAGTTCGATACTCGGTGGTGTTGAATTCAGAATGCGATCAGCAATGCGGCGGATCGCTTTGATGCGAACGCGGCGATTCAGTTTGTGAACCGGACGAACGTATTCGAGATATTGATAGTCCCCGCCCTTCGCTTCCAACGTAGTCGCGTCTGTCCAATACACCCCTTCCATGTCGGCATACCATTGCGGCAATGAATAACGCGCATCGGCTAACACTGCGATGGTGCTCATTTCCAGTGGTTTACCTGCGCTATCAATAGGCATTTCACCAAGCCCTAACACGCTGCCCGTTGCTACTCGCATTGGGCTATCGGCGACGGTCACCGCTCGATCGCACAAGCGCCCACCCAATACACCAATGTTATTGCCATTGAGCATCGGCACAGGCGTCACCATATTGGCCGACACATCTTTCACTAACGCCAATAGACTGGTTTCGTATTTCGCCCAAGTTTGCTTGCTCTTATCGATGCAAGGACACGCCACTAAGAAGAACACCCAACGGCCAAGCTTGCTGGTGAGCTCAGTCGCTTTACTTTGCATCGCTTGAAAGTCTGCTTTGCTGGTCACGATGTCCACCACACAAACCCCTTCAAACGAGTCCGTGCGATTGGCAATATCAACCGCTTCCTGCCACGTTTTACCTTCAGCGAGACCAAACACGGCGCCCGTCCAGTTCTGTTTGCCATTGAGCTGCGCCGCTTTGAGGTTAGCGCCCAGCACGTCATCGGCTACGACATCATCAAGGTTGGTCATGTTATTCACACGCGTGACTTTACCTTGCAGTTCAGCTTTATCGGTGCGCCCGATATAAAGCAGGTGGCGTTCAATTTCTGGGATCCCGCCTTGCCCTAAATTGAGGTTGTTTACCTCTACCTTTCCGGTTGCCATTGGTTATTTCCTCGCTTATTTTCGCTTTCTGGCCTGCTCAAAAATGGTGATGAGTTGGCGGGTGACTTCGCGTTCTTTACTGCCTAATATCTGGCGCTCTTTTAAAGGGATATCCCAAGCCGACACTCTCGGTTGATTGCTCAACTCACGAATAATTTGTCCTGCTTGCCCGTGGGTTACGGTGGCCATCAATAACTTGAGCGTGGGTTTCTTCCTTCCCTTGCCACTCTTACGCGGGACCGTGTAACCCAGCTCCCTCAGTTTTCTCGCTTGCCCTTTTGAACAAGGCGCAGAATAGTTTGGTTTTCCCCACCGCTTTTGCATTTGGCGCTTGGTCATTTTTTGCTTTTGACCAAGGTGATGCCTGGCTGCAATTTTTGCGGTGAGCGGATTGCTCCAAGTTAGGTCGAGCGTATTGGCGTTTCTCACATAAGGGGTCAACCCCTTGGCCATACGTCGCATGACTTTTCCGCGCTTATTCCGTTTCTTCGGTGCTAAGGCTTGGCCGTGAATGTCTTTCTGTTGCTGAATGCGCTTTCGAGTCTTGGCTTTTTCCCAGCGCCCTAGGGTTTTCAATATCCAAACACGCTTTCTGGGTGGAAGCGCTAACATGGCAAGCTTTTCTTGCAGGTTGAGCACATCCCTTTGATTGACATTAACTGTCGGCTTCATTCACCAACTCCGCTTCTTCGGCGGTATAAATCTCAACGGCTTGAACTCGGTATCGAGTCCCGCGCCAAGTGATCATTCCTGCTTCATCAGGCACTAACTCAATCGGCTCCATCAGTTCAAGTTCAATACTCACATCGGCCGCTTCGCTGCTGATCACATCCACCGATAAAGTCGGGTCTTCAAGCTCTTGCTCGTTACGCTCTTCTTCATGGTCACTTAGCCAGCAAGCAATCAGAGCCAACAAGCAGCGTGGGTCTAGTAATTGGTGAGGGAATTCCTCAACCGAAATCACCGCGTTGTATTTCCAGAAACAAGCGATATACCCACCGTTCCCTCGGTCTTCACCACTTGGCACTATTGAGCCGTTTTCTTGCCACGCATCAATCTTGTTATCGAGCACATTGCTATTGAGGTGACTAACGATGTAATCCGTTAAATGCTCAAGCTTGGTTTTGTTGTAAACCATGTCGCTCATATCGAATCGATGCCATTGGCACTGCGCCCGAGCAATTGAGATACATCTTTATTACTTTGAGCTAGGAAACGTGCCGCCTGTTGTGGCTCATCTATCGCCGCGTTGTCCCCTTCTTTACGCCTATCTTGCGTCGCAAACTCGGGTAACAATTCAGAGTGAGCTCGGCCATACACTGCACGTTTGTACAATGTGGTTTTGGCGATGCTCATTGATGGCGGAATATCATCAACCAACAAGCGATCTAACTTCTCTTGAATATTCAGCGCGGCAATCGTGATAGCCGCAGCAATAGAGTCGTTATCAAACGTATGCGGAATACGGCGTAATTGGCGAAACTCATCGGTCGATAAGCTTGGCCAACCTTCACCAGGTATGGCTTGGTCACTCGTTTTATCCATTTTTCCGCCAAAGCTCATGATTCAACCTTTTTGCTACTGCAGTTAATTAGGGCGCCTCTAGCCACTGAGTCGACGGAATAAGCAGGGTGATGAATCACTTGCTCTTCCTCGTCAGTCGAGGCGCGGTGGCATAGGAGCTGTTTTAAGCTAGAGGTTGTCGCCACTCTCTAACGCTCGGATACGTTGGTCGATGTTATCGATCATGGTGCTAACACCAATCGCGCTGTATTGCTCATGCGCGTTTTGAAGATGAGTTCGCGCTTTCTGTAACGTCGGCACATCTCCGACAGAGGCCGCATGAGGCTTACCTTCATCGTTACGCAGTAGGTACAGGCCCGCGAACTTCAACCATTTAGCCGTTGGCTTTTCGTTGATGCTCCAGTCGTCAGTGACCTTCTCAAATACTTGGGAGAAGTAAGGCTCAATCGATTGGCCTTTGTCTGCCATACGCTCTGACCAGGCCAAGACTTCATCCGCACAGAAGGTGGCAAAATCACGCTTGAATCGTTCTGGTGTATCTAGCCCGCGTTCAATAGCGATATCACACCACTTGATGGCGGTTTCTAGATCTTCGATATCAAAGAGCCAAATCACCATCTGAGTAAATAACGGGTTATCGAACTGCTCGTCACCGGCTAGGTAAGCTTCAATGGCTTCACGATATTTAGGGACCAAAACTTCACGTTTGTGGTTAACCTTTTCATCCTTACGATTGAAGGTTTTTAGCACCTTCAAATCACTTTCGAGTTCAGCTAAAAGCAGGTGAAGGCTGTTAGGATTAGCAACAAACTGTTTTTCAGGTGCCGATTGCTTTTGCTGTTTTGCCAAAGCTTCTTGGCGCAACTTAGCTAATGGACTGGCCATTTCTTCCCCTTAACCTGCAGCTGGCACAATGACAGTGACTTCTTCAATCGCTGCAAATTTGTGGTAATTGCCCACCGCATAGCCTTCTTGGCGAAGATATGACGTTTCGAAGCGTTTACGGTCTTCTTCATTACGAGACTTACGCCACTGCGTTCCTTTTTGAGTCAGGATTTGCAGGTTGGTTAAGTTCGTTACCCAAATCATGTCTGGCGGGAAAAATGGCGGTGTATACACCGTTTTACCAGCAACGGTCTTAGCCAAGCTCTGCGCGGCTTTGTGCTCGGTAGGTACTTCTGCCGATTCCAATAAACGATGCTGCTCTGCGGCCACTAAGTTGCGGCCAATCAAAACCACTAAATCAGGGTCGCCTTGATGCACTTCATGGATAGTGGTGTTAATCAGATCGTTAACCAGTGAATCGAGGTTTCGATATGAACCCTCGGTTGCCCCTGTCGAATCCAATTTCACCGCAGGTAAGACTTGAGCCGGTGCCTTCTCTTTTGCGAGTTGTAGCCAGCCTTTGTTAACGTCTTCACCCATCGGGTTTGCTTTAGGATCCGTACTCTCACCCGCAATGGAGGTGCCATGGAAACCAATACGCAGCTTATCTAAGGCGAAATTACGCGTGATGGCGTTGTTCATCAGCTTCATCCACTGACCTTTACCACCCGAGTTCGCCCAGATTGTCATCGTAATCCAGTTGATATGAGCGCCTGAGTCCGTTTCGGTTAGCTCGTAGGTATTGCCGCTTTGGTCAAGAGAGCCCATGAAACGACCGTCTTTAACTCGACCTGTCAGCAAACCACTGTCACCCACATCGATCACTTGACCTTTAATTTGGTCAACCGAGATATTCGAAATACGGTTTAAGAAAGAGTCGGATTCAACAATGGCTTGGCGAAGCTTGGTTTCCATCACAGGCGTGATATTGAATTGCTTAGACGCATCTACAACGCCGCCCGCTTTTGCTACGGCTTGGCAATATTCATCTAAAAATTGAGTCGATACTGCATTGAGCATTTACACGACCTCCACTGTTGATTCGCCGCCGTTGCCTTCTTCACCAGGCTTTTGACCAGGCACTTCTTGCTTAAGCTTTGCGAACTGGGTTTCAAGGTTTTGTACTTGCTCGGCTACAGGAGCAAGCTGCTTCTCTAATTCACTAGAGAACTGCTCCAAAGAGAACGTTTGAATTTCACCTTCGGGTTTGGCTTCGGGTTCATTAGGCGTTTGCGTTTGCAGGTTAAACTCTTGTTTGAGTTCCTCCTTTAGCTCACCTTTCATAATGCCGAACTGCTCTTTCATTGCAGCTTTGAATTGTTCTTCGGTCACTTCTTCTTCCTCTGGTTCAGGATCAGGTTGTGGCTCTGGTTGTTCATCACCAGAATTGAAAAAGGCATTACACAAGGCAAAGAATCGGTCTGTTTTTGAGTAACACTCATCAAGGCTGATTTCTTCCAGTTGGCTGCAACTCAGCTCTGTGGTTTGACCTTCTTGTCGCGAAAACTGAAGTAATGAAACACCAGACGACGCCGGGGAATCGGTCACGGCTAACCCCATCAGGTAGCACTTTCCTTGCCCTTTATAGTCTGGGTTGGGTTCTATGGAGGTAAACAGCTTCTGCCCAAGCTTATTGGCTTCAAGTAAATATTGATTAGGTTCAAGTTTGGCAAACAAGCGCATTTTCCCATCCACTTCTTCAGCTTTTACGGCAAGCACTTTGCCCCAGTTACTTCCGTAACCAGCAAAGCGTTTGTGTTCAGGCCAAATCAAAGCGGTGTATTCACTCAAGGCGTAATTTTCTGCAATCTGCATGAGCCATTCTCGGGTGATCTTACGACCATCAACCGTCGGCCCTTCTGTTGCTACAATTTTCCAATCACTGGTTTTTGCCATTTGAGTTTTTTACCTAGTATTAATTTGTCAGTTAGGTGTTTCTGGCATTCACAATACGCCTTTGATTTACCCGTTTCAGCCACTTCAATTCCGACCAATTCGGATACAGGGCGTATCCGAACCCATCCGAATTTTGCTATGCAATTTAGGTTGTTACCTCGGCGTATGATTGCTCCATGGCATATTCTCCTGAAACACGACACGCGGCCCGTTCCCTTTATTTAAAGGCTTGGACGCCCAATGAAATCGCTTCCGAATTAGGTTTGAACAGCACCAGAATTATTTATCACTGGGCTGACAAATTTGGATGGCGTGATATGTTGCGCGAGCAAACGATTGATGAATCGATAGCGCGTAGAATTGAAACCCTGCTTGAGCTGGAAAACCCAACCAAAGGCCAGCTCGACATGCTTGATAGGCTCATCAAGCACCACGTACAACTTAAAAAATTCCACGCTCAAACTCAGACCGTTGATGCAAAACACTCATCTAACAAAACTGAACCTGTAGCTAAAACTAACGGTAAAAGCTCGCGTTCAAATAAGCCTGACGACAAGCAGAAAAAGAAGAGCAAAAAGAAGAACAACATTACTGAGCTAACCAAAGAGAACTTCGCGACCTGGCATGAATCACTCTTTGAATATCAGCACACGATGCGTAACAACCTGCACCAGCGTACTCGTAATATTCTTAAATCCCGTCAAATTGGCGCCACCTATTACTTCAGTGGTGAAGCGTTAGAAGATGCGATTTTGACCGGCGATAACCAGATATTCTTATCTGCTTCTCGCGCCCAAGCAGAAGTATTCAGAAGCTACATTATTGCGATTGGTGAAGAGTTTTTAGGTGTTGAATTGACGGGTAACCCGATCATTCTCTCTAACGGGGCTGAGCTCAGATTCTTATCCACCAACTCAAAAACCGCGCAAAGTTATCATGGCCATGTTTATGTGGATGAGTATTTCTGGATCCCGAAATTCGATGAGCTGAACAAACTCGCGTCAGCCATGGCGACTCATAAGAACTGGCGCAAAACCTACTTCTCGACCCCTTCCGCTAAAACGCACCAGGCTTACACATTTTGGACCGGTGACCAATGGCGCAGAGGCCGTGATACTCGCACCAATATTGAGTTTCCTACCTTTGACGAATATCGAGACGGCGGCCGAATTTGCCCAGATAAGCAATGGCGTTACATAGTCACGATTGAAGATGCAGCTGCAGGCGGTTGTGAGCTTTTTGATATTGATGAACTGCGCGACGAATACAGCAAAGACGATTTTGATAATCTGTTTATGTGTATTTTCGTTGATGGCGCCAGCTCCGTCTTCAAGTTCTCAGCCCTTGAAAAAGCCATGGTAGACATTAGCCGGTGGCAAGACTTCAAACCAAATGACAAAGACCCCTTCGATCGCCGTGAAGTTTGGTTAGGTTACGACCCAAGCCGAACTCGAGACAACGCTTGTTTGGTTGTGGTTGCACCGCCCATTGTTGCCGTTGAAAAATTCAGAGTACTTGAAAAGCACTACTGGCGAGGGTTGAATTTTCAGTACCAGGCGCAACAAGTTTCAAAAGTATTTGAACGTTATAACGTGAGCTACTTGGGTATTGATACAACAGGCATTGGCGCGGGTGTCTATGACTTGATTAACAAGAAACACCCGCGAGAAACCGTGGCCATTCAATACAGTAATGAGAGTAAGAACCGCTTGGTGATGAAGATGATAGATGTGGTCGAAGCCAACCGCATTCAGTTTGATGCTGAACACAAAGACATCGCCATGGCATTCATGGCCATTAAGCGAGCGACCACCAATAGCGGCAACAACATGACCTTCAAAGCAGAGCGCAGCGAGTTAACCGGGCATGCCGATGCTTTTTGGGCAATTTCCCATGCCTGCATTAATGAGCCGCTCGATCACTCTGAAAAACGTAAATCAACTTGGCAGATGTAAATCAATGACTGAACAAACAACAGAAATAATCACGAAAGAGTCCGCTAATGATGAAAGCTTGATGTTTAGCTTTGGTGAGCCAGAAATCATGGACCGTGATTTCACCAACTACGAATACAACGAGCTTTATTACAACGAAGACGGGAACTACTGGGAACCGCCACTCGATAGAGCTGGCTTAAATAAACTGACTCGGGCTAACGCTTATCACGGTTCTATCTTAATGGCTCGCCGTAACATGATTGCGGGCCGTTATACCCAAGGTGGAATGCAGAAACAGCAAATGCAATCAGCCGTACATGACTTCTTAGAATTTGGTGACACTGCCCTGCTTAAGCTTCGTAACTACTTTGGTAAAGTCATTGGGCTATGGCCTATCCCTACGATGTATTTACGTAAACGTAAGAACGGTGACTTCGCATTCTTAGAGCGAGACGACAAGCAAAAGAGTTACAAGAAAGAAGACGTTATATTCATCAAGCAATATGACCCAGTGCAGCAAGTCTACGGTGGACCGGATTACCTTGGTTGTGTTCAATCTGCTTTGCTTAGCCAGGACTCCACCACGTTCCGTCGCCGGTACTATAAGAACGGTTTGCACATGGGTTTTATCTTCTATGCGACTGACCCGAACTTGAGCAAAGACGATGAAGAAGACTTAAAACAAAAGATGGCTTCAAGCCGTGGTGTGGGTAACTTCCGTTCAATGTTCATCAACATTCCAAACGGCAATGAGAAAGGGATTCAGCTTATCCCCGTCGGCGACATTGCAACAAAAGATGAGTACGAGAAAATTAAGAACGTCACCGCGCAAGAGGTGATCACCGGTCATCGCTTCCCTGTCGAACTGGCCGCAATCATTCCAAACGGTGGCACTCGTGGTGACCCGATTAAATTCGATTACGTTTACTGTAAAAACGAAGTGATACCCGCTTGCGAAATGTTCATGGATGCAGTGAATAGCGACCCAGAAGTACCCAAACATCTCCATTTAACCTTCAATTTAGACAATGTCGCGGCCTAAGTAGTAGGATATTTTTTGCAATTACGTTTTTCACTGTAATTTACGCTCAGCCTTTTCTCCATAAGGGCTGAGAAACAACTCAAATGATCGTCACAAAACACAAACGATCATTAAAAATCCGACCTAAAACACCAAAGCCCTTGCATTTCAAGCACTTAATGCAACCAACCAGATCAACACTGATCGTCATAATTTCAATTCTTTGCAATTTTTTGCACTCTTCGCAATTTTATTAGGCGCTCTGTAAGCCATTTGGAGCGCTGCTAACTTGCAGCAAGCCCCGTTATTCCTAAAGGGCTAGTGGCTTGTTAGCCTTCCATAGCGGCGGCAGAATTTCACTGAAATAGAATTGCGGAAAAATGAGATCGAAAACGCTTCAGGTGGGGAGGAGGAGTGCGTTTTCCGTGGGTTGGTAGCCCTTTCCGTGAGTTTACCGCTGCTTATGATAGATATAAAAAAACCACCCTAAAGGGTGGCTCTTAGAAACAAGTTGAACAGTGCTATTTTTCACTATGTTCTCTAGAAACAACTCTACCGTTATAACTATATTTATACCCATCCGACAAAATCTCTTTCTGTCGTTCTATAAAAGCCTTCATTTTATTATCAAGATCAGCATGTTGTTTAGCTGTAACTTCGCATTTTTTTTCAGGAGTTTGGGAGGTATCTTCATCAATTGGCAGATTAGTGTTTGCGTCATTTTTCATCACATTACCCCCTCATCTTCAACAGTAATACGCTTCGCTTCAGTAATCAATTTAGCTTCGTTACCGTCGGATAATTTAGCCCGTTCGGCACGAAGTAAGTATAACTCAGAAACACCTTCAGATATAGTTTCAACGATGGGTCTCATTAAAGCCATGAAATCTTGTGGGTTTCTTTTGGCGAGATCGCTCTTGTCCCTATATACATTGATAACCCCATACTGCTCTTCCGTTCTATCTATCAATGGAAATGAGATAATTGACTGCGCAAAGTTCCCTTCACCATAATAGCTTTTCAATTCGGCTTTCATATAACTTGAAATGTGCTCGACTTCATTTATTTCATGATGTAGCTCACTTTTACAACATTCTATATATTGCGCCTTTCCAGATGAAAAGGCTTTAGGTGCACCAGGTAAATTTTGATCGTAATAGCCGGAGTTTTTCAAGGTAACGGGCAATGCAATCGGCTTTGTTGGCTTTTCTATCCCTTGGTCCCCGTCTTTCCCTTCACCTCTTCTGTAAGCACACAGAACCTTATCGGCAAACAATACGCCATCAATATCTGAAGTAATCCCCTCGGCGTATGGAGACATATAAAATCTTTGAGAGTCTTCCCACTTGTATTCACTGTCATTAAACATTCTAACAGCATCCTCAGAATTACAGTACTTCATAATATTTACACGATATTCAACACTGTTATCTAAAGCATTCTCTTTCATATCCCAGTCTTTAGTTAACTTGGCAAAGTGCAAAAGCATGAAACCAACAAGCTCTTCTACCTTTTCAATTGACTTTTCCAGCGAGCTGGATTTTTCATGATATTCACCACCGTAATAGTCCTGAATGATCACGCTCAATTGACGAACTGTAATATAAGTTTCTTGAAAATTTGCTAAGTAATGTTTAGGTGGAAGAGTTTCTAAAGCCTCGATCATGAATGCACTATTTTCAACAAGTTTATGCGTCTTTCGCTCTAATTCATCTTCTTTAACTTTGATCCGCCCTTCTGAATCAGACTCCCAGCGGTAACCGAATAGAGCGGTTAAGCAGAACAGCAATATATAACAGGATATAAGAACCAAACTTACCAATTCTTGGGCAAAAAACAAACTTATGCTATCAAACGTTATTAATTGAATGTCAGAGTAACTATCTAATACACCGACCAAAAGTGCCCATGTACTAGGCATCAAAGCACTGACGCTAGCCAGAAGAAAGCCAATTATCATAGCTTGAGATGCTCTACTTAAATTCTTTGTTACTGCTTCACTCATTATTGATCACCCAAAAATTTGACGACGTGATACTGCCTGAAATGGTCTTAATTTTCAAGACATTACCTGCAGACTCAAATGAAATAAAATCGCAGCTTAAAGTTTCGCGCATGCAGAATAAAATAGGTAGTTTTATAGTTGAACTTTACGTTTCTCTGTATAAAAACACACCATAATTTAGTACCATAGGCTTATCATTTAGATAGGTTTATGGTGTCATATGAGAGTTATTTGCCCAGAGTGTGGCGAGAAAGCCTGCATACAAAAATCAAACCGTATTTCAGCGGGTTATAGCGATTTATATTGTAGTTGTAGTGACCCCGAATGCGGCTATTCTTTCGTGATGAACCTAACCTTCAGCCACACTCTTAGCCCTTCGGCTAAAACGACTTCTCAGTTAGCTTTTGAAATGGTTAAAGCCCTGGCACCCGATCAGCGCCAAGAACTAAAACAACAGCTATCAATCCTCTAAAGTTTAAATTCCGGGCTATCTCCACCATCAGCCATTTCAATTAGCTGCTTCATTGCGGCTAACTTTTCAGGCTTCAACTCTTCTCTTTGGTCTGCAACCAATAAACCCATCAAATAAATACCTACATCAGCTCTGCTTTCACCTTCAGTGCTGAGTGCTACAGCATCTATAATGAACTCCATCGCTTGTAAAAATATGTCCTGTTTTTTTAATGACATAGCTCTACTCCAAACCAAAAGACTGGATAAATATACAGTACTTTTATAAATATTCATACAGCGTTTTTATGAAGCGAGATTCACCCCTCATTCTGATAACGAATTTGAGCTTCATATCAACGGCCACTCGTCGGTTTCAGGGAAGAACGACAAATTAGGCTGTTCATATTCATAATCGTCATCTTCTCCGGTTAGTGGTCCAGGTGGTTTTACCTCTAATTCATCTAGCCAGCTTAAATCTGGCTTGGGTTGGTACTCTTCAACTAGCTGGGCTGGACGAACCGTGCCGCATGGTAGATGCTCCGCAGGGCGGACTCTTATACTCGTTTCATCATCTATTCGAATTGAGCTACCTTTTTGCAGCGCGATTAAAGCTGAACCATCAATGTTTGGTGGTAACCCACCACCTACTGAGTAAGGTTCTAATAATCGCTTAAGCTGATCGCTGACCTGTACTTTTTGCGGTAGCGTACAGTTATTGACAGAACTCCGAGAGGAGCCAGAGGCTCCAGAAAGAGCAAGAGCCCCCGATTCACGTTGGGCGTCTAACGTAGACGTTGGCATTATCTGCCAGTTCTTAGTGCGAGTTTTGACGAGCATGCCTGCGGCATCAAAGCCTTCAATCTTGCTAACGATTTCACCGTGGGGTGACGCAAACGGTAATTCTTGATAGGTATTTCTGATCAGCAAGTCGTCACGTTTAACAAATGGACCACCTTGGCCCATGATGTAACCTTGCCAATTGCCATTATCGGCGGCGATTAACGTATCAACGATGCTTGAATCATCACTCTTGATTCGTGCTTGGTAACTATCACCAATTACTTTTAGAAGTTCTTCATTAGTGATTAGTTTGCTTGGCTTAATAGGGCCAACGAGTTCACGTTGTAACATTGAATAAATAGTAAGTAGGTCGACACGCTCTTGCATTAAGAGGTATTCCATAAAAGCTTTTTTGTTCTGGCTGGCAAAGCGGCGCAGCTCTCGGTAAGTCGTAACCGGAGCACCACCAAAGAATTGGAATTGGCGAATGTTCCAACGGCTTTTCCATGCACTCACGTTTTTCGCCATGTCTTTAGCAGATTTGCCTTCTTCTTTGCCTGTCTTTGGATTGATGCTGACTGTCTCATCAGCCAAATCATCATCCATGGCATAACCATCAATGTTTTTAGAAATGTATTTGGCGATGTAACCCGTAGCCGTTCCCAGTTCTGGGTCAATGGCTTGAATGTCACAACGAGCAGATGGGTCCAGCAGTCCCTCTTTGTTAATCAGTTCGTGTTTGTCTTCTTGGATTGCGTAATCTGTAAAAATTTCTTCAATCGCATCTACCTGTTCAGGCTTTGCCCAGATAAGTAAATGCCAGTGTGGTGTGCCATCGTGATGTGGTTCAGCCACACGAACACCAAACCAACGAATTTCTTTGCGACCTAATTTGGCACGAATCTTTGCCCATACATTGTTTAAGTAAGCTTGGGCATCACGTGGGCTTGCGCCATTCCAGTGACCAATGAAACCGCCTTTCTTATAAGTGTTGTGGTATTTGGCTGGTGTGGTCAGGGTTAAAAACAAGCCTTGTAGACCTAACTCGTTGCCAATGTCTTCACAACCACGGCAACGCACCATTAACTCATGGCGGCGAATAGCAGGGTTCGATACGCTTTTTAATACCATGTCTTTTAAGCTGGCTTCTTCGCCTGTTTCTTCATCGAACAAAGATGAGTTTTCGATAAATTCCCAGTTCTTTTGGCGTTGTTCTTTATATTCTCGGATACAGTCCCATGAAGCATAAGGCGAAGCGTGTTTCGAGACTTGGCCCATAGCAATGGCTAGGTGCTCACGCATAATTTTTCGGCATCGAATCAAACGGTTATACCACCACTTTTCGCTTATCATGCGCGAAATATCTTGCAGGGCAGAAAGCTCCGATTGTTCTTTATATTTGCGAGGTGGCTTAATACCAAAGGTATTACAGACGAATACAGCGGCTTGTTCATAAGAGAACACGACCGCCATTTCTGTTCCTAATGTAGTTTCAGCATGGTATTTATCACTCTCAATACGAATAAACCCGTCAACTATCATGGCAACTTTAAACGCCATATCTTTGATTTCTTCAATTTCCAACTCGGCCAAAGTACGATTTCTTACTGGCTTGCGGTTTTGTTCTATTCGTTCAAAATCAAAGTACTGTTGCTGTTGAGTTTGGTTCTTGTAGTTGCTTTGCTTAGTGTCATCATTCGCTTCACTCAGCAAAGCAACCTTAGAAGTAGTAGGAAGTTTTTTGTATTGTTTAAGTACCAATAGAACACGCCTATGCGCGGGTACCATTTTTTCACGAATGAAAGTATTCGCGGCTGGACGGCCTTGTTTCTCAAAGATCGAAATATAACGATTTGCGAAATATTTAGTTAGGTAGTGAGGGAGATCAGCAAAGTGTTCAGATAGCCATTCTCTATCTGCTGGGTTTACTTCATATAACTTACGCTCAACAACTGAAAGATTTTCAGGTTCTATATTAGCGGGTTCGTAACCTGCAGGAACACAAATAAGCCCTTCATCTATGGCAGGTAAAGGGCATAACCAAAAGCGATTTAATGGTTTAACTGGTTGATAGTATGTCACTAACACTCATCCAAAAAATCTGTGGGGTTGCGTGTGATTTTCAATTGAACCTGGATAGACTCATCACCAGATAGCAAAGTACCTAACAGCACTTCATTATCTGGGTGATCACCTTCCAGCATTTCTACTAATAGGGTTTCAATATAATCAGATGCTTCAGCCGCAACTTTCTGTGCTTCGCTCATAACTGAACACCTAATGCTGTAGCCCAGCTGCTAGACATAGCATCAGGTTTTTTAATACCGATTTGATTGGCTTTACGCTGCTCTTCGCTCATACCTGTTTTCTGTTTAGGCATTTCAATGGCTTCTTTTAAAGTCATCCCTTCAGACAAACGGCCATATAGAGTGGCCTCAGAAATTTCCACCAATTTAGAGATAGCTCGCATCCCCTGTTGCCCTTTGTGCTCATATTTGACTTGAGCAACCTGAGCGCAACGAGGCATTGTGACTGCTTGTTCAATATCAAAGCCTCGCTGCAAACGCTTTAACAAGGTGGAGTAGTTAATACCGAACTTTTCAGCAATGGCTTTCACACCCTTACAACCTTGGTATTCATATTGATGAGTCATAACGCTGCTAACTCCTGTGTATCCATAACCATGTGGCCACCGGTGTGGTTACCTTTGATAATCACCCCGTTCAAAACGTGCTGGCAGTTGAACAGATCGCAAGCCGTATCAATCGCAGGATCAGCCGATTCAAACTCACCCAGCAACACGTTCTTCACTTCGTTGGTTTCATCATGGCGAACAACGCCGCCACCGCTGTTCAGGGCAACTGCTACATAACTCAGCATCAGCAAGCCTCCACTGTTGGGTAACCGTGTTCATCGGCCATATCGCGCCACCACATTTGCATTTGAGTGGTTTGAGAAGTGGACTTATTACAAGCCGACACAAAGAACAGAGCACGAACGGCGCCTAAGGCTTGGTTTGCGATGTCTCGATCAGAAGCGGTGTTGTACACCACAATCCAAAAAGCCCACCAAGCGGTAATAAAATCTTCTAAACAAAGTCCCTGTTCAGTACCGTTAACATTCACAAGTAATGCTCGAGTAGAGTCCAAGCTCAGCACATCGCCCTGGCTAGTTTCTGTGATATTGAAAACACGCATGAACTGTTCAATCTTGCGAGTAGTAAACCCTTCTGAACGCAACGCGTGGTTCAAGTCTTTCTGATAAACAGAGATAGTGCTCATGCTGCCTCCTCTCCTAACTTTTTAAGTAGAGTCGTTGCCTCTGTGGCAAAATAACGTGAGTCTTGAATCTGTCTTTCTAGATCAGCTGTCGTGAGTCCAGCCTCTCGAACCACATCAATGCCCGCTTCCATGCAGTCGGCAGCTTCCACTAAACGATCTCGTAAATGCCCCATCAAAATCACACTGTTTAAGTGAGATGAATTTGAAAGAGAAAGAACGCATACCTCTTTGCTTAAACCAAACTTACCGCCCTGCAGTACATGCGTAATTTCATGAACCAGGGACGCTCCCGTTATATTTCCTTCGTTATCAATTTCGTGCTGTATCAACACATCGTTGGCTTGATAGTTACGATCATTGACTCGAATTTCAGCCGTTTTACGGCCTAAACGAACCTCGTTAAAGAACTCTGATTGGGTTTTTACTTCATGTAATTTCATGTTCACGCTCCCACTACCGATAAACAGAACTGCTCGAATTGATATAACGCTTCATCATCAAAGTGGCCTAAGTCACGGAGGCCAAGCATTTCAAGAAACAGATGGCGGTTACTCATATCTAAGTTCGCCCAATGGTGAAGCTGTGAAACTTGTTCAATCGAACCGTTGCGGTACCAGCTTGGAAATGAATAGCCAAAAAACACACGAGCGCGATCGCTTTCCATTGCTTCTTTTATATCGGCCAACACTTCTTCTTGTGGGCGGTGGGTAGCTATCGGTTCTTGCTTCTTCGCGATAGCATCGAGCTGAATTAAAACTTGGTGTTGCTGCTCTTGATTGCTTGAATTAAAGCGCTCAGCGATTTGGTTAAAAGACTGACTAAATAGGTGTTCTTCAATGTTACTCATCATCAATTCCTAAAATTTTGGATATAAAAAAACCTCCCTCTTTGAATCAAAGAGGGATAAAGGGTGTAGGCATACGCCTAGTGGCTAGGTTTGCTTGGGTGTAACGGGGTTATGACCAGCGTGAAAGTACATCCTGCGCGTTGGCATCAATCCGGTTAATTTCACGTGAAAGGCGCATTTGTTCAGCGCGGCAATCACTCTTGGAAAACTGAGCTTGTAACTCTTCACGCTTTGAGCGAAGCGGCTTTAGTTTGCGCTCACCAAGTTCTCTTCGCGTGCGCTGTAATGCTGAAAGGCCACGTTCTTTTTGCTCACGGTTCAAAGACCAACAAGGTAAATCAGGGCATGGGTTTTCTAGCGGTGGGACATCTAGGTTTGAATGTTCGACTGTTGCAACTGACATACTATTTTCCTCTAACTTAAGCCGGGAATAGCCGAACCATTAGCGACCAAATCCACACTCATAGCTAAGAATGGGGAAACGCCCTTTGTGCGGCTTTCTATATCGTTGATAAGAAGCACAAGGTTGCTAATACCCGCTTGTGCCTTTTGGATAATGACGTGTTTGTTGGAGCGACTAAGGCGATCATTTCCCGCATGCTCTAAAGCCATACGGGATAAATCACCAGAGTGCATCGCGTTTTCTAATGCGCGTTTAATGAAAGTTTCTTCACTCGCATCATTGGGAATTTGTGCGGTCACCACACCGAGGCCAAGCAAAAGGCTATTAAGAATGGTGAAGTTGCCACTCGCCTTGGTGATCATCACAAGTTCTACACTGGTAAGGATGTGCGGCTGCTCTGGGTTTAGCTTGTTACGCAGCATAGTGGCATTCATATCCACGGCCTTTGCTAACTTGGTCATGTTTTCCGAGTTCGCAAATGCACAACACGCTTCGTTAAATGCCTTTTGTTTAGAGCCACGGAATTCGCACATTGAGTCAATTTCGTTCATAACCAATACTCAATTGAAGACAAACGGGACGAAAACGAAGCCCCAACCAAGAGCATTGAGCCATAAGGGGCAATACTCTTTGGTTGGAATTAGGGAAGATAAACGCATGACGGCCTACCCCAACTTTTCCATGGCTTCACGAGTCGCCATTTCAACTAAGGCGATCATATTGATGAGAGGGGTTTCTTTACCTTTTGCTTTAGTTTTAATAGGTAAGCGACCATCAGCTACCCAATCCATGATGGTGCGCTTAGGCATTCCAGAGAACTGAGAGTATTGGTCATACGTCATGAAAGGCGTATTTAGGACTACTTGATATGAGAGCATGATGATATCCTGTTAAGTTACTAAATGTTGAACACCGGACTTATGAGTTGCAGCTCGCAGTCCATTTGAATTGGATTATTGATCGTATATGCGAACAAATCAAGCCAAATTGACCTCTTTTGATTATCAAGGTGGGAAGCTTGTCACAGATAGGCTCCATGAAATCCTAGGAACCAAGACAATCAGAGAGCTCGGCGAAAAACTAGATATTTCTGCTTCTACAATAGCTACTTGGCATAAGCGTGCGCTTTGCCCTTTCGAGATTGTACTAAGGGCACACATGTACACAGGTGCATCTTTGAAGTGGTTAACTCTTGGAGATGGGGAGCCATTTCCGAACAGAGAGTCTCAAAAGCACCAATCAAAACGCCTTGAGACAAAGTTCTTGTTCGATATTGACTCATTCAACATTAAGCATGGAAAGCTTGAGAACTTACAGACTCTCACGTTCGATAAGTCTTATTTAAATGACATTGAAGTAGCCAATCCAATGGCAATACGTGATGGAGAGAATACGTACATCGTTGACAAAGAGAATCAACAAGCAATTAGCGGTACGTACTTAGTAGATATGGACGGCTTACTCTCGCTAAACGACATTCAGCGTTTACCAGGTAAGAAACTAGCGATCAGCTTTAACGGATCGACTCTAACAGTCAAAGAAGATGAAGTTAGAGTTGTGGGTAGAGTTGCGTTGGTGATGGAGAAGAAGTAGGTAGTATTTAAAACACTACCTTACCTGGTATTGCATTTTCAAAAGTGCTAAAATCCTTTTAAAACTAGTCATGTAGATACATCCCTCCTACATACTTCACTTAACCTGAGCCCTAAATTAAATGAACACCACCAATCATGACACAACAATTATCAATAAAATCAATGCTTATTCTTTAGCTGATGATTCATATTGGTCATTTAAAGGTCGCTCTAGACGACAGCATTGCCATGCTCTAATCCAATACCCTGCGATGATGGTTCCTCAAATGCAAGGAGAACTGATTGACGCTATACAAGGAGAAGACCAGAACATAAAGACTGTTTTTGACCCTTTTGTTGGTTCTGGAACTACGCTAGGTGAATCAATGATGCGTGGGTTAGATTTCGTAGGTCACGATATTAACCCTTTAGCTATTCTTGCTTGCGAAGTAAAAAGCGGCCCACTCTACACGCAAAAGCTCGAAGAAAAGAGCAATGCCCTGCTATCAAATATAGAGGCAAGTAAAGTAGGCACTGTTGCAGTTAACTTTACCGGAATAAATAAGTGGTTTTTGCCTGAAGTTCAACTTGAACTAAGTGCTATTTACTTGGCCATTAAATCAGAACCATCAAAATGGGCACGTAAAGTATTTTGGCTTGCCTTAAGCAATACTGTTCGCTCCACCTGTAACTCAAGAAGTTCTACTTACAAATTACACATTAAATCTGATGAGCAAATTGAAAAAATTGGCTCGCCAAAAGCAATATTTAAAAAGAACATTCTGAAAAGCATTGAGAATATAAAAGCTCAAAAAGAACTTCTTGCCGAAAAAGGGCATTTAGCTCGCTCTAAAAGCTTAAGTAAGGTAACAATTAAAAATGTAGATGCTAAATCGCGTAAGCCTTCAACGGAAAAGTATGACTTACTCATTAGCTCACCACCTTATGGTGACAATGCAACAACAGTAACTTATGGGCAGTTCTCGTACCTACCTCTACAGTGGATCGACCTTAATGATATCAATGAATCAATAAATACTGATTTGCTAAATCTCCAAAATACCATTGACAGTTCCAGCCTTGGTGGCTCTCTTAAGGAAGTGAAAGAAAAGCATGGTGAGTTGAAAGAGCGTTCACGATCATTGAACTCATGCTTTGAAAAAATAAATCAAGTTAACCCGGATAATACTAAAAAACTAATCAGCTTTATCTACGATCTTAATTTAGCTCTTAAAAATGCAGTTGACGAGCTACGTAAAGATGCATACATGGTTTGGACACTGGGCAACCGAAGAATATCAAATATCGAAGTACCTTTAGACAAGATCATGAGAGAACTATTAGAAAGTTTTGATTGCACATTCGTACACCAGCTAGAAAGAGATATCCCAGCTAAACGAATGCCTTCAAGAAATAAAGTCGCAACAACCATGGGCAAAGAAACAGTCCTAATAATGCGGAGATAACATGACTACAACGTCAGAAAAAGACCAAGAACGACTAGACCCATTAAGGCTTAAAATCGACGCTCACGTCATTCAGCAACTAGGTGCTGAACTGATCAGTGGGCCAGACATAGCTCTAGTAGAATTAATTAAAAACTCGCACGACGCTGATGCGAGTTTTTGCCATATAGATGTTGATACTGAGTATCGAGAAACGGTTGAGCACGTAGAAATAATAGAAAATAAAGAGGTAAAAACCCAACGCGTATACAAAGGCCGTATTTCTGTTCGAGATAATGGACATGGTATGAACAGAGATCGTATTAACCGCTCTTGGTTAACAGTAAGTTATTCAGAAAAAAAAGAAGCAAAAGAAAAAGGGTTTAGTACTAATAAGTACGACCGAACTCTAGTGGGTGATAAAGGTTTAGGCCGCTTAGGTTCTATGCAACTTGGATCGTTATGCCGTATATCAACCCATGACGAGACTAACAAGCCAGGTATTAGTGTTTCATTTGATTGGGATGATTTTTCTCATGGTAAAACAATAGATACGATTCACATCGAAGAAAAAGAACTAGCACCAAAACCAATTAGCGGAACGGTAATTGAAGCAATAGGAATTCGCAATCTAGATTTTTGGAAAAGCCAAGATTCCAACGCCATAAAAAACAAAATAGCATCTATGGTGTCTCCTCACGGCCAAATCGCTGATTTCAAAACATTTTATGTCAGTAACGGAATAAATGAAGAACTTGAAGTTGTTTCAAATCAACTACTCGAGCAAGCATCCAGTACATTTGAATTTGAAGTTACTAGCACCGAGGCCATTGTTACAGGTCAGATAGATCTAATGCCCTTTAAACCATCATCTACCGATAATCGAAGAAGTGCTTTTGATAACTATGTTGATTCAGATAGTGGTTTAGCCCTCGTAAATTTTCTTAAAAATCAACCGCGTCTCAAGGATTATGTTTTAGAGCATATCGATGGTAAGTTTTTCCTAAAATTTAAGCACCGTATGCCTTTTGATGAAATGAGTTCAGCTTTGGTATCAGAGTTTTTTCCAGGTGAGTTCAGCGCAAAGATATTCAACTTCCTACTAACAAAAGAAGCTTTGAATGTAGAAGAGATTTCACTGAAAACTATGCGAGAAACCATTAAACAAATTTCAGGTGACATTTCAGTTTATCGTGATGGATTTAAAGTAGGCTCTGGAGATAAAGACTGGCTTGGCTTGTCTAAAGACATGACTTCTGGTTCAGGTGCATATTCACTAAGACCACAAAATGTAACTGGGTATGTGAACCTTAATTGGTACAATAATAAAAATTTAATAGAGAAATCTGATCGTGAAAGCTTTGTTGATAACGAGCAATATCGTGCATTCTACAAATTGTGTCGTCATTTTATCGAAACTATTAACGATTTTTTAAACTACAGTCGCAGAAACACCCATACTTTCTTGGATGAAATGATCCTAGAAGATGCAGGGAAACCAAAAGGCTATTCGGCAAAACAAGCTACTAGAGAGCTCGATAACATTGTTAAAAAGAGTGTAAAGTTACAACCTAAAGTTACAAAAGTCACTCAGCAAGTTCAAAAAACATTCACAGATAAACGCAAAGAGATTGATAAAGCTATAGATGAAAATCAACAAGATATGTTTAGTGATCCAGTCTTAGCTCAAAAACTAGAATCAATCAAAGAGCTAGTTAACTCTTTAGAATTAGAAGTTAACACGAGTTTAACACAATACAAAAACTTTACTGACGATTTGGCAAGTCACATACACTCAACAACAAAAGTTATTGATGAGATTCAAAGCTACGAGAAGCAGATAAAAAACTTCTATGACCACGTTGCAATTGGTTTATCCGCTCAAACCTTAGCCCATGAAGCCAATGAGCAAATCCGTAACACTCGCTTACACCTAAATTCAGCCAAAAAACGTGTTGAGCACCTTGGTATAAAAGACGTACCTCTGACCAAAGAACTGAATGGCATTAGTGGCGACACCCAAGTTCTCTCTAAAGCAATTTCTTCGCTTAACCCGTTGGTAAAAGCTCAACGTCAAGTTATGGAAGATATTGATATTTCTAGTTTTGTTAAAGATTATGTTGAGCTAAGAGATCGTTACTTTTCAAGTAAAGGTATTGACATAAATATCATAGATAAAAATAACTCTAAAGACATTTTATTTAACAGAGGTAAGCTCTACCAGATTATCGACAATATTGTTAGAAACTCTGAGCACTGGCTTACTATATTCAAAGCACACAACCCAAAACAAGAATCATCTATAACGTTGTACGTTGATAGAAACAAATTAACAATATGGGATAGTGGTAAAGGGATACGCCCAGCGCTCGAAGATGTTCTCTTTGATATGTTCGCAACAGACAAAGAATATGGTCAAGGCTTAGGTTTATATATAGTTCAAACGCTCCTAAAAGAAAGAGAGTGCTCTATCAGATTATTAGAAGAAAGAAATCAATTTGGTAGAAGATATAAATTTGAAATTAACTTGCTTGAGGCGTTAGTGTAATGGCTTTAGAAACATTTAAAAATAGCGTCTTTGATGCAATTAAATTAGATAACGTAATTTGGGTTGATGACCGTTTTTCTCCCGATAATGACGACTTTACAGAAGAGTTTCTAGCGGAAGTCAAAAACCATTATGATGTTGACCCAGCTCTAATCCAAGGATTTGAGCCATTTTCAAATATCGCTGAATTACAAGCATCAACTCCCTTTGATATTTGGCAAGATCAACTTCCTAATGACGAAACTACCATTGAGCAATTCTATAAACATATCCAAACAGATCTACCAGACTTCACACCAACTGAGTTCCAGGATCTCATCGATATATTTAACTCTCACACTAATGGGAGTGTCCGTAAACTAAGTGCTAAACAATGGAATTCTGAAAAGAGCTTTTGGCTTAGAGACTCAGGTGACAACCTTTTTCTCATTGACTACGATTTTTCTCGTGAAAATCTCCCAAAAGATCATGGAAAGTTAATAGTTTCTGATGTGCTTACAGGTAAACTAGACAATATTTACTGTGTTTTATTTACTAGTGAAACAAAAAACGGTTCACAAGAGGAACGAGAGCGATTCAAAATAATTAGTGATCTATCCGATGAAATTAATTTCCAAAATTTCTCTGTGCTCTCAAAAGACATAATTGAAGATGACCAAGATATATGCATAACGTTCAAGGCTTCTGAATTTGTCAAACGCATCTTTCTTCGTAAACTAAGCTCTGAGATGGTTGAAAGCGTATCTGAGAAACTGATTGAGTCAATAAACGAATTAAAATCAGATTTAAGCCAGCATTCTATTTACGAGGTTGATTCATCCATTTTTAAAAGCTCTCTTGAAGAAGGAGCGTCTGAGATTGAACTATTACACCGCTTGTTTTCAATTAAACAATCACAAGTAATCAGTCAGTACTTGCGAAATCAAAATTCTATCTTGGAAAAAATCGTAGCTTACCGTTCTGTTCAGACCTCATCTATATTAAGAGAAGAAAAGTACAAAAGTTATTTGAAAGGGTTGATATCACCTAACAATAACTTTTCTAAACTTAGACACCAAGAAATCTTTGACGATACGATCAACATTACTCATACACCACTAAGATCTGGTGACATATTCAAGCTTGGAGGTCAACACTATATTCTTTTAGAGCAAGCTTGTGACCTTATGGTTCGAGGTGGTTCAGAGGGTCTTGGTGAACGGTCAACCTCTGAGGTTACACTTGTACCGTTTAGTACGGAGAAGAAACCAGCTAAAGGAAAAAAGAAAGAATCATTTGAACGCCAATTGAATGCAAAAGAAACGGCAGATTTTATTGTAATTCCTGAAGATAGTGAAAATAATCGTTATTTTGAATTTGATTTCAAAGGAGCGATCTCAGTTAATGTTAACTGGCTAGACCTATGTGTTTTCAATGAAGATGGGTCAATCGAAGCTTCATATATGCAGAAAATCCCACGCTTACTTTTCCTTCCAGGTTGGATCTATAAATTCAACCAATTAAACTCGACACTTAAAAGTGTAAAACTACAAAGTGCACAAGTTACACCAAGCCACTATGTTCCAATAACTCCTTGTATCTCAAATAAAGAGTTTTCAAGTGAAAAGCTTAAAGAATTGTATTCATCGTTCACTTTGAATAGTGATCAACATTTCAACTTATTGTTATCTGACCATACATTATCGATGGATGGTCAGCGTACATCGCACCTTAGAGAAACTTTCACTAATAAGTTACTCCGAAGTTATTTCGTCGGATACAAAGCTCGTGTCGCCCTTGAAAAAGACTTTTCAATCTAATCACTTTATGCGAATTTTCATTCTTCAAATATAAAGATAATCTTGCAGTGCAAACTACTGATTTTATTCTCAGTATATTTTCAGTAGTTTTGCCTTCTGTATGGCTATCGTTATGTAAATTGACTCTCGGTGTAAGCTCGAAATTTTTATCATGTGATAAAAACAACCCAAACACATTGTTTTTCCCATCCTGTTCAAGGCCTTTAAGCTGATGGTGTTTTGGCTCCCCACCAAACAATAAGATATACAACTTCCGATCTTGATACGTCCCCACCACATAATGATCTTTTTGTATCACGTATTCGATAGTTTCGGCTTCCTCATCGGTACACAGGTACTTAATATCGACCAGTTTCACCCACTTCAAGCCAATCACGTTTTCAGCTTCAATAAACCCACCAAATGGTGCCGTAAAGCGATCACCTAGTTTCAAAAGCGCATCAATCATCCCTTGGTTCTTCTTACTTACCCCAATGGGACCATCACTGTTGATTTTGAAATGACTGTAGCCAGCAGTCACATGAATTGAATGATACATAGTAAAAACCTATTAACTTTCTTAGCACTTTGAGAAAGGTGTCTAACCTGTGCTTTTTGTCCGATATAAAACATTGTTCTACGTTTTAGCTCGAATTATACTGTTTTTATATACAGTTATTTTAGGCTTTATTATGTCTATCCGCAATTTAAAAGATGGCTCTACCAAACCTTGGATCTGCGAATGTTACCCGAACGGGCGATCAGGTAAGCGTGTTCGTAAGAAGTTTGCGACTAAAGGCGAAGCGAAGGCCTTTGAACTTCACACAATGAAAGAGATTGACGATAAGCCCTGGATGGGAGACAAGCCGGATCATCGCAGGCTTTCTCAAATTATTGAGCTTTGGTACCAACTACATGGTGTAAACACCAAATCAGGGCTTAGGGCGAAGCGAAGAATGGAAATCGTATGCGAAGCTTTAAATGACCCTATCGCGAATCAGCTGAATGAACGAATGCTTGCTCATTACCGCGCAAAACGCATCTATAAGGGGCGTAATAAAGATAAACTCGCAACAAATCAACCTATCTCTATTGCCACACATAACCATGACCTTATCTGGCTTAAAAGTATGTTTAACGAACTTATTCGCTTGAAGGAGTGGAAAGGCCTAAACCCAATTGCTGATCTCAGAAAACTTAAAACTTCAGAGCCGGAATTAGCGTTTCTAACCGTCGATCAGATCAATCACCTACTTGATGAAGTAAAAAGTAGCCCAATGAGTGAAGAGCTCACTGCCATAATAAAACTGTGCCTAGCAACAGGGGCGAGGATTCGAGAAGCTATCGAGATAAAAGGAGCTCAACTCTCTAAATTCAAAGTGACCTACATCAACACCAAGGGAAAACGAAGTAGAACAGTGCCTATATCAGAAGAGCTTTATCAACTGATTCACAAAGACACATCAGGTCGTTTATTTAGCTGTGCATATAGCACTGTCTATAAATGGCTTACTCGAGCATTGCCTAATTTACCCAAAGGGCAAGGAACGCATGTTTTACGCCATACTTTTGCTAGTCATTTTATGATGAATGGAGGGAATATTTTGGTATTGCAGAACATTTTAGGTCACACCGATATTTCAATGACGATGCGTTATTCTCATTTTGCACCGAGCCATCTGAGCGATGCTATTCACTTTAATCCTCTGAATTCTTTGCCGCCAAAAAGTGGCGGCAAAGTGGCGACAGAGAATGTTATTTAGCGTTGAAAAGGGCTTTCAAACGTTTTTAGCCTACAGCATTTCCTTCGCTACCAAATGCAGAAGAAACGTTTCCCGCTCAATGCTCATGCCCTTTTTAGGGCTCTCGGCCATAGTCTTCTCGTTATGAGCAATTGCGTCATGAATGTTAATCCACACCGGCTTCATCCCGTTTTTCACTTCATAATCTTCGTAAGCCGTTTCACCAAGCTCACGATCAATTTTGCATGAGTAGCAGTAAGAGATCATATGCATCATATCCGCATCGTCTTTATACCAAGGACGGAACTCTTCAAAAATGCCAAACGGCTTAATGCTATGGATATTCTTCGCGCCTGTCTCTTCTTCGAGTTCACGCACCATACCAGCAATCACATCTTCACCTTCATCCAAACCACCACCAGGAATGGTGTAGTCGTGATAACGCTCTGTATAGAGCATCAGAATGTCTTCACCATCTAATACAATGGCGCGGGCAGCATTACGCTTGTATACCGTTTTATTGTCTAGATGATCGATATCAGGGTGGATGGTGGTTTTTAGGTGTCTCATGATTCTGACTGCTCTACTGAATTTGGCGGCATCATATCATAATCATCAATAGATTCGAGGTTCTCCGTCCCCCACAAGAACACATACCCTCTGCTTTTGATCGCTGTTCGCCCACGGCTATCGAGTCAAAATAACCATCAAGTAATGCCTTATTGACGGAGGCCGTTCCTGCTATAACATCAGCTATGTCAGCTTGATCAAACACTCAAAAAGCACTTTAAAATAGCGAAATATCAACCTATTTCAATATCTTGACCAAATTAGGACAACCTTTTCTGAAATCTAAAATATACTAATTTCATAGAGCTTCTCATTTGGTTCTGTAGAACTTAACGCATTCGATTATAGAGTTATCACGTAGGAGATAGACATGAAGAAAATTGGTTTGATGGCTGTATGTGCCGTTGTATTAGGCGGTTGTGCAAACGACTATGCAGAATATAGCGAAGGCCAACGTGTTTCAGTCGCTAACCCAGCAGCGGTTTATTGTGTTCAACAGGACGGTGAATTAGACACGGTTACTGAAAACAATCAGCGTACAACTTACTGTGTATTCGATGACGGTGAACGTATCGAGCAATGGGAGTACTACCGCAATAACCATGAGCAAGAAACTGAAAAGTAATAACTTCTATTACAAGTTTCCAATATCAAAGCTTTAAACCCTCCCCCTAAAAATTCAATTATGTTACGTAAACTGCCTGCCATAAGGCAGCGGTTTACCGTATACACACACCAATTGAACACTGTTTTATTTCTGACATAGCTCTGACATTAGCCTAACCTAGGCCGATAGAATGCCCGCCTGTTACAGAATTTTACACATAGAATTATTATGAAAAGCCAATCAAAAACGAAAGAACAAACTCAAATGTCATTTGAACTGCCAGAGTTCACCCTTTCTCAGTCGACATCTCAAGTGATCTACAAACGCTGCCAAACCGCTCTCGTTGTTTTAGCGATAGGCATTGTCGCAAACCTTGCGCTTCGAATTGATTTCGTATTATTGAATGGCAATGTTGGTGAGGTCTCGGTGACCGAGATGCTGCAACAGTTACTGCTTATTATCTCGTCTGGGTCTTTTGCTTATCTAGCAAAAGAGAAGCGCGAAGTTAAGCACGCAGCTCTTCTTATCAGCGCATTCTTCGCGGTGTTGTTCATTCGTGAAATGGATTTTTGGTTCGACAAGATCGTACATGGTGCATGGGTTGTCCCTGCCCTATTGGTTGCTGGCTGTGCAATTTTCTATGCGATTAAGAATGGTAAAAGAACCATTGATCAGCTTGCGCTTATTCTTGCTTCCCCACACATGAACTTAATCGTTACTGGCGTAATGCTACTGTTGGTGTTCTCTCGTCTATTTGGCATGGGCAGCTTTTGGCACAATGTTATGGGCGATGATTATGTTCGCGTGGTTAAAAACATCGCAGAAGAAGGCACTGAACTTTTGGCTTACTGCCTGATTGCGTTTGCGAGCTTAAAGACCGTTATTGGCATCACGAGAAAGAAATAA